GAGCATGGTGTTGTAGCCGTCGGGCAGGCGGGTGATGAAATCGTGGGCGTTTGCCAGCTTCGCCGCGTGGATGCACTCTTCGTCAGTGGCATCCAGCTTGCCGTAGCGAATGTTGTCCATCACTGTGCCGGTGAACAGGTTGGTGTCCTGTAAGACGATGCCGAGAGAGCGGCGCAGGTCGGGCTTGCGGATCTTGTTGATGTTGATGTTGTCGTAGCGAATTTTGCCGTCGTCAATGTCGTAGAAGCGGTTGATGAGGTTGGTGATGGTGGTCTTGCCCGCGCCGGTGGCACCCACAAAGGCGATCTTCTGGCCGGGCTTGGCGTACAGAGTCACATCGTGCAGCACCAGCTTCTCGGGGACGTAGCCAAAGTCTACGTTGGTCATGGTGATGTCGCCCTTCAGCTCGGTATAGGTGACGGTGCCATCGGAATGGGGGTGCTTCCATGCCCACAGGCCGGTGCGGTCCTTCACCTCTTTCAGACGGCCATTTTCCCACTGGGCGTTGACG